GAGAAATATCCTTTATCCGACAATGAGATAGAAGCACGAGCATAATCTTTCAGTGAGGTCAGGGAATTTGGTCTTAATTTGTATTCTGAAGGCAAAGCTAATCAATTGTTAGCTCGTCTGATACATTGGTACCCTGACATCCCTTATAAAGCGCGTCTACGTACTATACTACTATTTTTAGTAACGCTGTACAATTTATTGCTTTATGGGGAAACTCTGTTGATATTCCGGATTGTGAGGCGGTTTACGCTAGCTACCACCTTTGTCATTTTATTTTTTATTTATCTTATTTTACCTGGATTCTTTGCTACTCTATACTGGTATTCGACTGTGTTTTCGATTGTACAGATTGTGTCGTTCGCTCCCAATATTTTGGAAGAGCGTATGACATCGATTATGTATTCAAAAATTGATAACAAGTTTGAAGAGGGTTGGAATTTTGCGAAATACTCGTTGTACAATGGATGGCTAAATGTACAAGGGAAATTTCAAGCGAAATCAAAGGCTATAGTTGCGGTAGGAATTGCGAGTGTGTTTTACATAATTGCGAAAATATTGCGACAATCTGACGAGGGTAATCCAGAAGTTAGTGTCTTTCATAATAGGACGCCGGCCACTGTTACCATCAATGATATTGAAGAGAAGGTTGGTTGCGAGGAACCTGTGCAGCGTATCAAAGTTAAAAATACGACAGCATGGAATGTTCTTCAAAAGTCACCTTCACCCTCGGCACATAGTTTAGAGGCTATTAATAACTGTGTGTCTAGGAATCTTCTCAGCCTTTATATTCCGGGAAGTGTTAATAAGAGCACGTTTTGTCTAGGAGTAAAAAATAATTTTGCTCTAGTCAATACTCACGCTCTCCCTCTTGATGACGTATTTGAAGTACAATATCAGAGAAACTCTTCCACAACTCATACCAGTATGATAGCCCGGAGTGAATGTATCACAGTCACGGAAGATTTGACCCTTATAAGGTTAAATACCGTTTTTAAGGATATTTTAGTCCACATACCTGAGACTAGATTACATTTCACGAAGGCGCTGTCATATATTGGTGGGGATGAAGTGCTTGCTAGGAGTACAACGTGCGCACTGAGCGTATGTCCTAAGGATGATCACCCAAAGTATGTTTTGTTTGATACTATAACGTATGAATGGAATGGTCATGCCCCTGGTAAGTGCGGAACTCCGCTAATTATGCAATTGGATAAAGGATATTTTATTGCTGGCTTTCATAGTGCTGCTGGGAAAGGAAATACATCTTACGCTATACGTTTAGAACGTAAATCCATTTTCAAAGCATGCGAACGAATGCAAACATTTCAGAGTGTGTTTTCTGAAGCTAAAATAGAGTCAGGAACATCACCACACCCTAAAAGTGTGGTTAATTATGAAGTGTTGAGGAACGTGGAATATTTTGGCGCAGTAAGTCAGCCAAATGTTCGACAGAAATCACGCATTGTAAAGTCAGAGCTTGCAGAGTTAGTACCTATTCTGGAGCCTTTCTTGGGAAAACGTACTGAGAGGTACGGACCTCCCCTTATGCAGGCGAAAGGTTCAGGTGCAAATTATGTTTCTCCTTATAACGTGGGAATTCGCAAAATTTGCAAGGAAAGAAAAGCTCTAAATCCTTTGGTCCTTAAACAGGCTGAAGATGAGGTGTTAACTCAAATTCTGGGGAATTTGGGAGAGAAACGCTCTCTCTCACCTTTGCCAGTTGATGTTGCTGTGAACGGTTGTGTACAAGATTATTATTCCAGGCGTATAAATATGTCTACTTCTGGTGGCGTGGGATATGCAGGAAAGAAGTCAGCATATGTAACTGAACACATGGATGAGAATGGATATGTTCATTATCAGCCGAATGATATGGTGCTACAAAAGGTAGCGGCGTATATATCGGTTTATTCTAATGGATATAGAAATTTGCCTCCAATACAGGCAACGTGTAAAGACGAACCGCGAACTCTTGAC